TCGTACTGGTTAAGCGCATCGGACAACGCATCACCGAACGCATCCGAGCAGCAACGACCCCACCCTTGGTGCGTGATGACGCTATCCACACCACGCCTGTCGAACGCAATGGCACGGCTGAACTCAGACAGCAACTCGGGGTACTCCTTAGCCAAGTGCCTAGCACCGATACCACCACACTCCTCACCCTGCGTGAATATGTAGTAGCCCTTGACATCTGCGTGTAGCAGGTGCATCAGCAGCGCACATCCCACGCCATCATCCGCACCGAGCGCAGCACCGTCAGCGAACCACATCGTCTTGGTCTTGCGTATCTTGTTGGGCTTGACCTCACGGTGCACGGTGTCAACGTGTGCCACGAATAGCGTACGGTTCGTCTCGTCCAGTCGGTTGTCAACGTGCAGGTTGTTGCATGAGTCCAGCCACGCTGTGCCCTGTACCTTCTTGGGTAGATTATCGAACAGCCAGTCCGTGAAGTACGCAGTCGCCTGTGTACCGTGCGGTCGCATGAGCGATAACGCCCGAGCCAATGTCTTGTCGAGCATCGAGATATTTCTAATAGTCTTAGCCATGTTATTCACCTTCTTTCGTTGTTGTTGGTTCCACAAACAGGTCTGCTTGTGTCTCGTACTCATCGGCGTAGTCCTCATGGATACTCTTGCCACACGCCGTAGTCACGGGGTCGCAGTCGCTGTTGGCATACCAGTCACCGCTGTGCTCGCACTGCCACGCATCATCCGTGAGACAGTACTCGTCGTTCTCTAGCAGCACACAGTTATCCTTCAACTCGTGCTCACCATCCACGGTGTAGCAGATGCGGTGGTCATCGCAGTGGTACCACTCATCGTCACTGTCGATGTGGATGGCATCATCCATTTCGCAGTACTCGCCGTCCTCTAAGCAAACGATGCTGTTGTCGCTTATGTAGTTGGCGTCGTAGTACTCATCGCCACAGTGAATAGCATCGCCTACGTTTATGTAGTACCGATTACCGTTTCTGCCATACGCATAGACAAAGTGGTTGTCGCAGCAATGCTGGCACACCAACGTATCTTCACCACGCCCCACCCAGTACCCGTCATCCTCGGGCACACGGTCGCCGCACTCCTCGCAGGTACGACTACTGACCTCGGAAGCATCGCCGTTCTGATTGGTGCACTCGAACTCCCCGTCGTCGTCTCCGTCAACAATGACTAACTTACTGCCGTCAACGATTACATGTTGATGCGCACCGTCTAGGTACGGAGCCACGAACCCGCAGTTGTTGAGAACTGGGATGCGCTTGAGGCGCTGACCTTCCCATCCGTACTCCTTGGTATACCCCTGCTCCTCGAGCCACACACGCATACGGTCGTCCTCGCTTGAGTAGGTGCTGTCGCTTGCCCTGTATGTACGCACGAATGTATTGCCATTGCACAACGCCCGCCCTGTGTAGCGACCATCGGACTCGACATACACCGCCATGTGCCAGCCATGCTCGGGGTCGTACGCTTCGTAGGGGTGATGCCCCTCGCACCTGAAGTTCTCTGTGGTCTTAGCCATGCACGAGTTGGGCCCCCGCTCAATCACATCGAGCATCTCACGCATCGTATGCACGAACTTGAATGTGCCCATGACATAGCGGGCAGCAATGTCTCGGATGATGTTGTCCCGTAGCGTAGGGAAGTGGCGTGTCAAGTACTTACCAACGGACACCGTAGCCTGCCTGTCGGCTATGCCAGCCGCATCGTCTCGGGTATAGGCAATCTTAGCGATGCCGTCTTCGGATGCGTGAGGCCACTCCATTACCATCTGCTGCCAGTCAAGGGGCTGGGCTAACTCGCAGGCTTTGAATATCGCCCCGTGCATATGCGCTTGGCTCTGCTCACGCCGATGCCAGTCGCGTGAGTGCCACAGCACCCGCTTCAAGCAAGCCATCCACTGTACTGTGTCTTGATACATATCGTCCATTTGATTCTCCTAATTTTCTAGTGTGGTGTGAGACGGCACACCACTAACCGTTTGTGTTGCACAGTGCAACACTTATTACTTCAACTCATCGGCTACCCACTTGGCGTAGGCTCGCTCGAACAAGAACCCGAACGCATCGGTAAGGATGCGGCGGTTCGTACCATCCGCTACAAAGTAAGCGTCCGCTATGGCGCTAGCAAAGCCGCCTTCCATGTGCAGGTGCTTCGCTGCTGCGTCTAATTGTTTGTCGTTCATTTCATTTCTCCTATTTTGGTTTCTACATCGGCTGTCACTTGCGCTAGTACCTTGGCTCGGTTGCCCGAGTACCCCATCCCACGCAGGATGGACAGGGCGGTCTTACCGTGACGCTTCATGCCAAGCATCTCCAGTTTGAGAGCGGTGCGCAGCGTCGCTAGTCGGTATGCGCCTATCTGTTCAGGTGTTGTCAGTATCATGCGGGCTCTCCTTCTGTTTCGTCTTCGTTGTCCCAGTCGTGCTCGTCGTACCAAGCCTCGTACTCTTCTACAAATTCATACGCCATGTAGTCCGTGCCGATACCCCATGCAGTACCGTCCTCAACCTCATGTATGGCTAGGTCTTCGTTGCTCAGCATCCCTTCCTCAACCAAGCGCACAAGCAAGGGCTCGGCACGGAACTCTTGCCAGTCCACCTCTTTGAACCATGTGTTCTCGGATGAGATTGGTTTGCTGTGACTGCGTAGCGTGTACCCCAGTAGGGCGCAGAACATACACATCTCTTGTTCGTTCAGGCGTAGCCCGAACCCTTTGGTGTTGTAAACAACTTTCATTTACTTTCTCCTTAAAAATTACCTTCAGCCACTTGGAAACACATCAGCCCGTTGCGCCTCCACATAGACACTACCTGTTGGCGGTCATCCATCACGAACGACACCTTGTCTTTGGGTATGTGTACATCAAGCATTTCCTGCTTAACAATGTAGTCCGCACGGTTATCCCCATCCTTGCGCATGAGTAGTGTGTAGTTGCGCACGGCGGTCTTGTTGGTCAGCCACCATACGGTATCGGCACGGCATCGCTCGGGTCTGCCTGAACTAAATATGACATTCATTTCGGGCTGTCTACTGAACAGCACGCTATGCACCGCTTCGTGTACCTCGTCATCTTTAATCCCTGCATAGAACGCATTCCAATCAGGCTTGCGCTTTTCCCCTTCGCTGTCCACCTTTTGCACATGGTGCACACGATGCTCGCAGTTAGCCAGCGTACCGTCCAAGTCACACACAATAGTGTCTTTGATACTCATAACAATTCTCCTAGTTTCAGGTGCGGTCTGAGACGGCAGACCGCTAACCGTTTGTGTTGCACGGTGCAACACTATTCCTCAAGCCAAGACCGCAGCGCTTTGATTGCTTGCTCGGGGGATGCAGACCTGCCGCAACCCAACTCCCTCGGACTGAAGCAGGTATGCCCACGCCAGTCAGGGCAGGCTTCGAGCGGCACATTGTCAAATACCCAGTCTTCGCCGCTCCACTCGGCTGTTGTGTTTGCCCATGTAGTCATTTCTTTTCTCCTTTGCGTTTCTTCTTGCCGCCCATCGTGCCCATGTACAGCGCACCCTCGACCTGTGGTGCGTAGAACTTGATTTCGTAGTGGGTTTCGGATGGCACGGGCAGATACCACAGGGCGTAGGGCACTTTGTCCAAGTCCATAATCTTCATGAGCGCAGGTAGGTCACGCTCATCGGTGGTCGTCCCCCATGTGAACGGGGTGCAAGCGTAAAAGTGGGATGCGGGTGCTTGGGTCATGCTGTTTCTCCTTCTAGGGTTACATAGTCTGGTGTGTCTTGGCGCTCGATTACCTGCACCTCGCATACCAACTTGCGGCACAGCGTGGATGCGACCTCTCCGACCAACTCCATAAAGTCGTGGTCGCTCAGGTGGTTGTCGTTGTTGTTGAATGTGGCAAGAATGGCAAAGTCGCCGTCCTCACGCGTCATGCCTACTGATACTGTTTTCATTTCATTCTCCTTTTGGTTGTTGGGGCATACCGCAGTCGGACAAGAACCCGACCAGCGCATCTTCGGACACATGAGCCAACAGTTCCGCAATCGCAGTCCAGTCGCCCGCATCAATGTCAATCTTCATCTGCTCAATCACGCAGTCAATCAGGGTGTCGTCTATCTTTTTCATTTCATTCTCCTAGTAGTTGTAGTTAACAGATAACACCACGCTGTACTCACGCTTGGTCAAGCGTTTGACACGGGCACTCGTACTTCCGCACCCACAGCAGTCGTAGTCGTGCCTACATCCGCTACCCGATAGCGTGGATGTGATTGCGCTCTTCAGGTTCTGCTTCTTGAGCGTGGTGGGTGCGACTATGCGGAAGTAGTACTTACCGCCGTCATCGTAGCCTCGGGGCGGTTCTATGCGTGTTGCGCCCAGTTGCTTGACTGCGCCTATGTACCGCTCCTCGTCTAGGTAACGCCACGCATCTTGGTATCTATGCGTCAAGCGTTGGTGCAGGTGAATCGTCTCGGTCATTTCATTCTCCTATTAGGTTTTCGATACGCTCAGCGAGTGAGCGGGGTAGGTTGTGCGGGTCAAGCAGGTTGTACTCAATCCACACGAGACGGTCTACCTGTGCGTGGTAGTCGTCCCTTTGCTCAGGCGTGAGCGTCTGTGCTAACTCTTCTAAGGTCATTTCAGCAGTCCTTTCTTGTACATCTTCTCCAACATTAGGCTGTGAATAAGCGAGTAGCCCAAGTCTTTGCCCTTGGTCTCCATCCAAGCCATCTCCTGTGTAGGGCTCAGTTCAAACTCCCCTTCTGCATAGCAACAGAAGTGGATGGCAACGCTGATGTCAACAGCCGAGTCAAACCACTCACCATCGGGTGCAACGCACCCATAGAAGTGTTCCGCACAGTGGAAGCGGTTAAATTCTTTCCAAGTAGTCATTTCATTCTCCTAAGTTAATGTCGATAAATCCGTCTTCTGCAAGGTACGAGTCGTCAATCTCTAGCACTTCGTACCTGTCGTTCTTCCACCCATACACGAGCGTGTCGGGCGGCAACTTGCTTAACTCCGCAATCAGTTCGGCTACTTTCATTTCATTCTCCTCAGTGGTTGTGTCCGTAGTTTCTCGGCTTCCCATGAGCCCATGTAACGCTCGGCGCTCTCCAAGGCTTTGCGCTTGCGCTCGGATGACTCCGCTCGCTTGGCGTACTCGTCCCTGTACGCTCTCAACTTCGCCAACTCTGTGGCTTTGATGGTTGTGTGTCTAATCATTTACTTTCTCCTAGTTTCAGGTGTGATGTGAGACGGCACATCACTAACCGTTTTGTGTTGCACAGTGCAACAGAAATCATGACCGTTCCCCTTACAGGTTGCCCAGTGCCTTCTGCTCTTCCCGCCACGCCCTCATCTCGGCTTGGCGTTGGTAGTAATACTTCTTTGCGTTTGCACGGTTCTTCTCCCGCTTGGCCTCGGCTAACTCCTCTATGAGGGCATCACGCTGCGCTGTCATCAGGGCTACATCCCCGTTCCCATGCTGCGCCCGTAGCACCTCGGTGTCGGCGGCTATCACCTTGTCCCGCGGTATCTCGATGGCCGTCTTGTCCCTTACCCGCTTGGTGCGGGGCTTCGCCTGTGATGGGCGTTTCTTAGGCGCTGTGTACGCCTTGCGAGCGAACAACTCCATCGGCTCTTCTATGCGGCTAGCGTATATCTCCTCTATGCGGTTCGTGAACTGCGTGCGGATGTTGGCGGGTATCCAGTCCACCCAATGCCTACCGTTGTTGGGTATGCCCTTCTCATTGGCTACGGCACTGGGCGGCTGTCCGCTCCTGTCTCGGTACTGGTGCAACTTGCTCCTGAGTTTGTCCAGTAAGGCGATGTATTGTGTATAGGTATTCACGAACGCCCAATCTTTCAACTCCTCATGGGCTGCGTCTAACTCCGCTTGCCTACGCTTTAGCCGTGCCGTGGCTGTGTTGCGTGTGCGCTGTATGTCGTGTAGTAGCGTAGCCCACAACTTCGTGTGCTGTGCTTTCTTGATTGCCGCCACACGCTTGGCCTCATGTGCGGCTACCGCTAACGCTGCCATCCTCGCTCGTTCTTCGGGGTTTTTGTGCTCCTGAGTGAGTAGGTTATGCCGTGCGTTCGGCCTCATCTGTATAAGTTTGTCGATGGAAGTGTATGCCATAGTAGTAAATCCTTTATGCACTTGAAGTAGTGTTGCACCGTGCAACACTTTCTATTCTACACACTTGAAGTAACTTGTGGCAAGTTTTTTGTATTTTTGGCAAGGTGTTAATTGCATATGCATAATTTCTGCCAGTAGGTGCGCCCAATAGATATGCGGCTCTCGGCATCTTATGTCCTACGTATCTAGCACTTTTGGCAACACTATTAAACCCTAGGGTGTGTGTATGTGAGTGTGTATAGATAGATAGGTGGGTGGTTGTCTACATAGATTAAAGACAATACATATACTTTGTTAAGTGTTATATATATAGATAGATGTGTTGTTGAGTAAGTGCTGCGCCCCTAGCATTGGTGCGGGTTTCCGCTTGGCAGAAAGTTTGTATTTGCGAATAACGCCTTGCCAGTGCCTAAAAAACAGGCACTTACACACTTTGCAGCGTCTAATCCCTAAGTGTTGCACCGTGCAACACTTTCCTTCCTTAGTAGTCCTCGCCATTGCGGGCGGGTTGTGCGCCTGAGAACGCAGGGTTGATTGGGGCATCGTGCTTCCATGTTACCGCCTCGATAGCAGGGGCATCGGTGCAGATACACACAATGCGCTCGAAGCGTATCGGCGGGGTTTTGTTTGTTACCCAGTCAAGCGTGGTGGCAACTAGGTTCTTGCCTGTATGGGTGTAACTCTCCACACGCATGGGCTTGCCGTGTACTTGGATGATTTGCCCGATGCGGTACTCTGCCTTGGGTATGTAAGCGAACTTCATTTTGATTCTCCAGTTAAGTGTTGCTGTATGCGCTGACCAAGGTCGTGCCTTGCCACAGTTCCACCACCTTAAAGGTTTTGGTCAGGGCGTGGAACAAGCCGTGGGCGCTAGTCAGGCTTTCCACAGTTGCGTAATGATTTGCGCCGTTGTCTCGTACGATTATTGAAAACATAGGATTCTCCAGTTAGACATGAAACGAAACACCGTGCAAGCCCCGCCCTCGGAGTCTCACACGGAAAACTGTTGCACTGTGCAACACTATTACTTGGCAGAGAAACCCGCCAAAGCCTGCTTAACAGCCTCTTGAGCCTGTTTCTTGGTCAACCCTGCCATCGCCGCCTGAATACTCAGGATGACGGCTTTGCTGACCTTCACGGGCACAACCTTGTTGCTACGCTGTGCTGTCCTGCGTGTCTCTCCCCGCAGATTGTGGTTGATGTCTGCCAACAGGCTTCGGGCACTGCTCACCTTTTTGCCTACGAACACGACCCGCCCTGTGCCCTTGGTCTCGAGGGTGACCCCGCTTACCTTGGTAACAATCCACTCCATGATGTCTGCCCTTGCGGACTCAATCGTGGGGTAGCCCGCATCAATGACGGACTGGATGAACGATACCCTAGCACCTACGAACTTGTTGAGGGCTGTGAACAGGGCGGCTTTGTTTACTGATTTAGTCATGGATGTTTCTCCTAAGTGACATTGGTTGAAAGCGTTGCACCGTGCAACACTTATCGGCAGGGCTTATCCCCTAGCGACAACTCTACTTTACCAAGCGAGGGTATTTACATACCTTTTGACACCACTCTGACGACCCCACGGTGGGGGTACAACCCCTTTTTGACGACATAACATGCTATGTGTATAAACACTGTTTCGTAGCCGCACAGCCTATTTTGTATAACCTTAGACAACTAAACCACAGAAGCCCCCCCCTTGCTTAAAAAAGAGGCACCTCAAAAAAATTTCTACGAAAAATAAAAAAAACCCCGAACTCCTTGTGGAAGCCGGGGTTTAAAGACCAACGTAGTTGAGAACGTAGTTGATCGAGGAGAAGCAAATGAACAACATCAACCAACGAAGTTGCACAATCACCGAAACGTAGTGTACACTACACTTAACGAGGCTTCAATGGCTTACGCATGCTAGACCACTTAATTGATTTTGAACCGGAGGTGTTTGAGTACACGTCCAAAAATGTGCAGGACCCTGCAAAGGTGTCCTCCGTCGGCGTGCTCGACGCAAAAATCCAAACGAAAGACTGGATGCAAGCACTAGGAGCCGTTGACTCAGACGCTCTTGTCAGCGAGATCGACACCAAATCAGCCCGTGAAGCGTTTGCCAACATCGTTTCCGCCTCCCCCGAAGAAATTACCCACACCGCGCTGGCCCATGTAAAGACACCTGCGGCCGTACAACATCTTGTTGGGATGCTGACCGCCTATGACTGGGAGTTTGTGCACCAAGCCAAGGAGCTTCGCGGGTATGCAGTAGCAAAACTGGTCGAAGAAACACAAAGCCCCAACGCCAACATCCGCCTAAAGGCACTTGGGTTGCTGGGCAAGGTCACCGAGGTTGGTCTGTTCACCGACAAGATTGAGGTCAAGAAGGAAGAGATGTCCGACACCGAACTTGAGCAGCGGATCAAAGAAAAACTTAACCGGTTCATGCACATAGTGGATGTGGTTGACGTAAGTGATAAGGGGACAGAAGCCCCGCCAGCCCCAGCATCCAATGAACATTGACAAACTCACCACCCTAAGTAAGCCTGAGCTAGAAGCGCTTATGCGGGCCCTGCCCACGATGTCCATAAAGGACAAAATGGAGCTTATGGATGATTTGGACATTAGAGAACGCCGAGCCAGCCTGACGGCAGCGCAGGGAAACATGCTCGGATTTGCCAACGCCGTATACCCCGGGTTCAAGATTGGGCCCCAGCACAGGAAGCTGGCCAAGATTTTTACGGACGTGATTGAGGGGCGCAAGAACCGCGTCATCATCAATATTGCACCCCGTATGGGTAAGTCCGAATTCAGTTCATACCTATTCCCTGCCTATTTTTTAGGCAAGTACCCCGAGAAAAAGATCATCATGGGCACCCACACTGCGGGTTTGTCCGAGGATTTCGGTCGCCGAGTGCGAAATTTGCTTGATACGGAGGAGTACCATGAAATTTTTCCCCAAACAAACGTGGCATCTGACCAAAAGGCTGCAGGCAAGTGGTCTACTTCTGCTGGGGGCCAGTATTACGCGGCTGGTGTGGGCGGTGCCCTTGCCGGTCGTGGTGCTGATCTGTTCGTTATTGATGACCCACACTCCGAGCAGGACGTAAAGATTAACAGCCGCCTTGCGTTTGACACCGCGTGGTCTTGGTTCCAGACCGGACCCTTGCAGCGCTTGATGCCGGGTGGGGCGATCATCATCGTGATGACGCGGTGGTCGCTCTTGGACCTTACTGGGCGCTTACTGACGTACCAGATGAAAAACCCCGAGTCCTTGCCGTGGGAGATCGTGGAGCTACCGGCCATCTTGAACGAGGACGAAGAAGACGAGAAGTCGCTCTGGCCGGAGCAGTGGCCGCTGGAGACATTGAAGGCGACCAAGGCCAGTATCGAGCCACGGTATTGGAACGCGCAGTACATGCAGCAGCCTACGGCCGAGAACTCCGCGCTGGTGTCACGCAAGCATTGGAGAGTTTGGGAACATGATGAGCCGCCCAAGTGCGACTACATACTGCAGAGTTGGGATACGGCGTTTGAGACAAAGACCACGGCCGACTATTCAGCCTGTACGACATGGGGCGTGTTCTACAACGAAGAAGAGGGCAACAGCCCGCAGGTGATCCTGCTCGATGCGTTTAAAGACCGGATGGCGTTCCCTGAGTTGAAACAGGTCGCGCTCAAGCACTGGAAAGAGTGGGAGCCTGATGCGTTCATTGTGGAGAAGAAGGCCGCGGGCGCTCCGCTAATCCAAGAACTGCGCAACATGGGCATCCCCGTACAAGAATTTAGCCCGTCTCGAGGTAACGATAAAATGGTCCGGCTTAACGCTGTGGCGGATTTGTTCACTTCGGGCAAAATATGGGCACCTGACACGCGCTGGGCGCGAGAAGTCATTGAAGAGATCGCGGCTTTCCCAGTGGGCGAGAACGATGACTATGTGGATACGACAACACAGGCACTCCTGCGCTATCGCCAAGGCGGGTTTATTTCGTTAGACTCCGATGAGAAAGACGAGCCTAGAATCTTCCGGCGGTATCAAAACGCTTACTACTAAGGACAAAAATGGCAACAAATATCGACAAAGGCTTGTACCAAGCCCCCAAGGGAATCGAAGAACTAGCGCAGGACGAAAGCGCAATAGAGATTGAGATCGTTGACCCCGAGGCGGTCAACATCCACATGGATGGCTTAGACATCTCGATTGAGCCGGGTGAAGGCACCGAAGATTTTAGTAGTAACTTGGCCGAGGAAATTGAAGAGGGTGCGCTGCAGTCACTTGCAGGCGACCTGTCAGGCGACATTGACAACGACAAAAGCTCCCGCAAAGATTGGGAGAAGGCGTACACCGAAGGTTTGAAGCTGCTCGGACTCCAGTACGAAGAGCGCACAGAGCCTTGGTCAGGCGCATCGGGCGTGTTCCACCCCATGATTACCGAGGCAGTTGTAAGATTCCAGTCAGAAACCATTACCGAGATGTTCCCCGCAGCGGGCCCTGTACGTACAAAGATCATCGGTAAAGAAACTCCAGCGAAGACAGAGGCAGCGGTGCGTGTCGAAGCTGACATGAACTACGAACTGACAGAAGTCATGCGCGAGTTCCGCCCTGAGCAAGAACGCATGCTGTGGAGCCTACCGGCCACGGGCTCGGCGTTCAAGAAGGTGTACTTCGACCCGAGCTTGGACCGCCAAGTTTCGATGTTCATCCCAGCAGAAGACATCATTCTCCCCTACGGTACGACCGACTTGGACACTTGCTACCGCATCACCCACGTTATGCGCAAGACCAAGAACGAGATTGTGAAACTACAAAAGGCGGGGTTCTACTTAGACATTGACCTGCCCGACACCAACAAAGAATCCACTGACATCCAAAAAGCCAAGGACAAAGAGACCGGCTTTAGCGATATGAATGACGATCGGTTCACGATCTACGAGTGCCACGTAGACTTGGACATCGAAGGGCTGGGCGACTCCGAGGATGACGAAGGGGAAGCAACAGGCATCGCGCTGCCGTACGTAGTGACGATGATTAAGGGTTCCAACGACATTTTGGCAATCCGCCGGAATTGGTTGGAAGACGACAAACTTAAACTGAAAAGGCAGCATTTTGTCCATTACCAATACATCCCCGGATTCGGAGCGTATGGCTTCGGCTTGTTTCACCTTATTGGTGGCTTCGCTAAGTCCGCAACCAGCATCATGCGCCAGCTTGTCGATGCAGGAACTCTCTCAAACCTACCGGGCGGGCTTAAATCAAGGGGGCTCCGCATTAAAGGTGACGATACACCGATTGCACCCGGCGAATTCCGCGATGTAGATATTGGCTCTGGCGCACTGCGGGACAACATCCTGCCACTGCCGTACAAAGAACCAAGTCAAGTGTTATACACGCTGCTTGGCAACATCGTAGAAGAGGGCCGCAGGTTCGCATCTACAGCGGATATGAAGATCAGCGACATGTCCGGCCAAGCCCCTGTGGGTACCACTTTGGCCCTGTTGGAGCGCCAGTTAAAGGTGATGTCGGCCGTACAAGCCCGCCTGCACTACAGCTTCAAACAAGAGTTGCGCCTTCTGGCGGTCATTATTCGGGACTACACCGATGATGACTACGACTACGAGCCCGATACAGGCGTTCCAAGCGTCAAGAAGTCTGACTACGACCATGTGGACGTAATCCCCGTCAGCGACCCTAATGCGGCCACCATGAGCCAGCGCGTGGTTCAGTACCAAGCGGTTATGCAGATGGCGCAGTCGGCTCCAGACATTTACAACATGCCCAAGCTACACCGCAACATGCTGGAGATTTTGGGAATTAAGAACGCCGACAAGCTCGTACCCCTGCCAGAAGACCAGAAACCTAAAGACCCCGTGTCTGAGAATATGGCGATTTTGAAGGGCGAGCCCGTTAAAGCGTTCCTGAACCAAGACCACAGAGCGCACATTGCGGTGCACATGTCAATGATGCAGGACCCCACGATTGCGGCCAATATCGGGCAAAACCCCAAGGCTCCGGTCATTTCGGCTGCTTTGATGGCCCACGTTGCCGAGCATACGGGTTATATGTACCGCAAACAGATCGAAGAGCAGATGGGTATGCCCCTACCGGCCGAAGACGCAGAATTGACCCCAGAAATCGAGAATGCGCTATCAGGAATGCTTGCACAGGCGGCGCAACAGGCACTGCAGATGAACCAACAGCAAGCGGCTCAGCAACAAGCTCAGCAGCAAGCGCAAGACCCACTGGTCATCATGCAGCAGCAGGAACTCCAGATTAAACAGGGCGAGTTGCAGATTAAATCTCAGGAAGTTAACCAGAAGTACCAGATCGAACAAGCCAAACTTCAACTGGAAGAAAAGCGTTTTGTTACAGATGCCGCAGGAAAAGCTGATGCAAATCAGCTCAAACGCGATCAGCTCGAGGCCGACATGCAGCTAAAAGGTACGCAGATTGGTGCCCAAATCAAGGAAAGCAACCAAAAGCAGACCTTCGACCAAGAACACGCCGGGATCAAACTCGGCGCACAGATCGCTAAAGACAAACGCGATCAAGCCCTGACTGCTGTGCAGTCGCTTCAACCACCTAACCCAACGGAATAAAAATGCTCCAAAAATTCGCAAGCGTATTGCGCGAACAAATACGCACGGACATGAACAATTATGCTGACGACATAGCTGGTGGGGCTTGTCGTAACTATGAAGAGTATCAAAAACTTTGCGGTGTTATTCAGGGTCTAGCCACCGCAGAGTCCTACCTGCTGACCCTGCTAAAGAAAGTTGAAACAGATGAGTGACCTTATCTTGCCTCCGGGAATAACACTCCCGCAAACTATTCAGCCAGCGGAAACGCCTGCTGAAGATGCGACAAACGAGGAAAAAGCAAGCCAGCTACCGGAACCTGCGGGTTACAAGCTGTTGTGCGTGGTTCCTGACGTATCCGAGACGATCGAGGGTACTAACCTCGTGAAGGCTTCCGACATCATGCGTCGTGAAGAGCAGACAACATCCGTGCTGTTTGTAGTCAAAGTTGGCCCAGATGCGTACAACGACAAAGAGAAATTCCCCAACGGACCTTGGTGCAAGGCGGGAGATTTTGTAATGACGCGTACATACACAGGGACCCGCTTCAAGATGTACGGCAAAGAAATGCGGTTCATCAATGACGACCAGATCGAAGGCGTAGTCCAAGACCCGAGAGGAATCACACATGTCTGATTTTAAATTTCCAGATGAGCTAGAAGACGGCAACATTGAAATCGAGATTGGCGGTAAAGACACCGAAATCGAAGTTGAAATTGTCGATGACACCCCCCAGCGCGACCAAGGGCGTAAGCCACTTGACCGTGAAGTAGCTGACCCGACCGACGAAGAAATCGAGTCCTATTCGGACAAGGTTAAGAAGCGGATTACGGAACTGACCCATGCCCGACACGACGAGCGCCGTGTCAAAGAAGCAACACTTCGGGAAAAAGAAGAGCTAGAACGGTTCACCCAGAACTTGCTCCACGAAAACAAACGCCTAAAAGGGTTCGTGGAAGACGGCACTAAGCACATTGCAGCTAGCTCATTGACAAGTGCGGAAGCGGAAATGGCCGCAGCCCGCCGTCAATTCAAGGAAGCGCAAGAGGCTTTTGACACCGATGCTATCATTGCAGCCCAAGAAGCGATGACAGACGCAAAGTTCCGTTTAGAGGCTGCAAAGAATTTTCGCCCAGCCCCTTTACAAACGTACAGCGATAGTGTACAAACGCAACAACCGGCACCAGAAGTGGTGCAACCCGACGAAAAGACACTGCGCTGGCAGGCAAAAAACCAGTGGTTCGGGACTCCGGGATTTGAAGAACTAACCAGCTACTCACTAGGGCTGCACCAGAAGCTAGTGAATTCGGGTATGAACCCGCGTAGTGATGAGTATTTCGAGCAGATTGATGCTCGCGTAAGAGGTAAGTTCCCTGAAGTTTTTGGGAGAAGCCAAACCGAAGGCACCAAGCGTCCTGCATCTGTGGTCGCTCCGGCGACTCGTTCGTCAGGAGCAAAGAAGGTTCAAATTACGAATACAGCGGCAGCGCTGGCTAAGAAATTTGGATTAACCCCGCAGCAGTATGCTGCTCAAGTAGCAAAATTGGAGTCTTAATATGGCAACCCGTGAATCTCGTGATCTTTCTTCCCGCGACAAAAATGTGCGCGCTGTGTATGTCCCCTCGAGCACTTTGCCCGATCCAACACCCGAACCCGGATACACGTATCGCTGGATTGCGACGCATGTACTAGGCCAGAGTGACCCTACTAACGTGTCTCGTAAGTTGCGCGATGGTTGGGTACCGGTGAAAGCAGATGACCATCCAGAGCTAATGCTGGTAGGTAATGAGAAGACAGGTAACGTCGAAATTGGTGGGCTGATGCTTTGCAAAATGTCGTCCGATCGCGTCGAAGCTATGTCAGACTATTACAACGACCAAGCAAGAACTCAGATGGAGTCGGTGGATAACACGTTTTTACGTCAAAATGACCCACGTATGCCGTTGTTTTCAGAACGCAAGTCCTCGATAACGCGTGGTGGGTTTGGTTCAGGTCTTAAATAATAGGAGTCCTTAAATGGCATCTACAGCTTCTCCCTACGGCTTAAAAGCCGTGAATGAGTTGGGTGGCCTACCTTACGCAGGTAGCACTCGCTCGTTCCTATTCGATCCTGCTGGATATGGCACAAACGTCTATAACGGAAGTTTGGTATACGTCAAATCTACAGGCTACATTGAAATTGTTACCGCTACTGGCGCTGACGCAACTACAAACGGCTTCCCTGTTGGCACTGCTAACACCGGCGCTGTTGGTGTTTTCGTTGGTTGCTCTTACGTTAACGCACAAGGTCAAACCATTTTTTCACAATACTACCCAGCCAGTGCGCTGAATGCGGTTGCTTTTGTGATTGATGACGACCGTACTGTGTTCCAAGTTCAGTCTGCTGGTACTGTTACCATCGCTGCTCTGGGTTCAAACGTGTTCTTCTCCACAGGTGCAGTGTCTACCGGTAGTACATCTACAGGTAACTCTACCGCTTCTGTTGTGGCTGGCTCTTCCGCTGTTACGACTACCGCCGCTTTCCGCGTCGTTGGTTTCCCTAACATGGTTGGCTTCTCCACAGTAGGTGACGCATATACTGATATTCTGGTGAAGTTCAACCCCGGATACCACTCTTACAGCAACGCTGTTGGTCTGTAAAAGGAGCTAAATCATGGCTATTTCACGCGCACAACTACTTAAAGAACTGCTCCCCGGATTGAACGCATTGTTTGGTTTGGAATACGCTCGCTACGGCGAAGAGCACAAAGAAATCTACGAAACAGAGTCATCTGAGCGTAGCTTTG